ATGTCTGATCGATTGCTAGGTGCAGTAGTTAAAAAGCCCCAGAGAGAAACCGCTGGTGCTACAACTGCGGCTAGATTTGATTATCAGAAGAACTGGGCATTTTGTGAATTGATTGATCGTCATCAGGCTAACGCCGATTATCTTGTGGCATTTGAATTCCATGATGATGTTGTATTCTTTGATAAAGAGATGTCGCCAGAGAAAATTGAGTTTATTCAGGTCAAGACATCAAAGTCTGTAAAACCTCGAACGCTTGCATCCATTACTCAGAGAAAAAATGATGCTAGCTCAATAATTGGAAAAATGCTGCAGAATGCAGAGGGGTTAGAATCAGCCCAAAGCATTCGCTTTATACTGGTAAGCAATAACGCTTTTGAGTTTGGTGCAGATAATCTATGTGCTGGAGAGCTTGATGAGAAATATAAAGCAAAGCTGCTCCTGAAAATGAAGGAAGAGTTTTCGGACTATACTAAGAACCATTTAGATGCTCTGTTTTTTTGGGTTTCAGACATTCCTGTCGATGGAATTGAAACCTTTTTGCGCGGCAAAGCAATGGAGCTATTTGAAGAAAGGTTTGGAGCAAATTTTTCCTATAATGTCGCTACTTGGCTAAGGCTGGTTCAAGGTGAAATTACCAGAAAGAATAACTTTCCTCCAGAGCAGATAAGCACTGTAGAACAGCTGATTTCTAAAAATGTATAGGAAAATCATTTATTGATGAGACACTCAATGAAATTAGTAAAAAGCATAGAAATACCGCTGACATAGCTCCTATAAAAAGTAGGTTATCCCAATCAGGCTGGTCAGATATGGCACTAATAAGGTTTGATAAAGCACTAGCATCGGCTGTGGCAGATTTCAACGACCCAACAAACAAAGAATGTAACACACTTCAAAAAAACATAAGAGATATATTGAAAAAATATGATCTTGACTCTATGAATATCGCAAAGATTTTGGAGACGGTTTTTGATGATTTAACTAAATCAAATCTATTGCCTCCACCTTATCGTAACAAAGAATATATTTGTGCATTAACAGTATTGGTAATTCATGAGGAACTTTAACTTTAGAAAATTAGTAAGAAACTTAAGGCTGGGTAAAAATTATGCAAAAACTCCTTTTCGAAGAAATGATGATTCTATCAAAGACCGAGAAAAAGGCAGTGAGCGTAAAGTTCAGCCCGTTAAAGAATCTGATTCTGGGGGAAAATGATGTTGGTAAGTCCACCCTCATCAAATCACTCTATCATTCTCTATGAGCTGATGCCCCTCAGCTTAATAACAATAGATGGAGAAAAGCTAACCCTATTTATTGTACTAAATTCTCTATTGGTGACGCCAGTTACTACATCGTCAGAGATGAGAAGTATTTTGGTCTTTTTGATTCAAAGAAAAATTTAATTAGCCGACACCAAGGTATTACTGGTGATAAAGGCATAGCTCATAGAATAAACAAGTTTCTTAAGTTCAATATTGAGCTTGAGGCAAAAGATGGAAAAATGCAAACACCGAGTCCATCGTACTACTTTCTGCCTTTTTACATTGATCAGGATGAAGGGTGGAATAGCAGCTGGTCGTCTTTTTCTGGTTTACAAAGATTTAAAAATTACAGAAAAGAGATGATTGACTACCACCTTGGTATTAAGCCTCAAACATATTATGATGCACTTAGTCAGCTGTATGCATTAAAAGAAAAATTTGCTGAATTTAGTGCTGAAAAATCAGCGCTCGTAAGCGTAAGAGATAAATACAAATCACGTAAAGAGGTTCAGAAAGTTGACCTTGACCCTAAAGCATTCAAAAAAGAACTTGAAGAGCTTGTTGAAAAATATAACGCGATATACTCCAAGCAACAAAATCACTTGAGCTTAATAAAAAACATTAGAAACAAAAAGCTTGGCGTTGAGGGTGAAATCAATGTTCTCGAGTCCTCAATAAGAGAACTTGAATCTGATTATAAGTACCTTGAAAATCCAGTTACACCTGATGTTGTTGATTGTCCAACCTGTGGAACTGAGTTCAATAATTCTATTAGTGAGCGCTTTGGCTTACTGGATGATATGGACTACTCTGTTAACCTCATTGACCAGAAAAAGAAGGAATTGATTCTATTGGAGAATGAACTTGATGAGTTAAATATTGAATACGCTACGATCTCGAAAGAACTCTCATCAGTAGAGAGCCTTCTTCAACGTAATAAGGAAAATATAACACTTGCTGAAATCATCAAATCTGAAGGTTACAAAGATATGATGGGATCAATTGCTTTGGACATTGATGCAATTAATGCCCAACAAGTTGAGCTTGACAATGAAATAGAATCTTTAAAAGAAAATACAAAGATAGATAGGGAGCTAAAAAAACAAATTGTCTCTTTTTATCAAGCAAAGATGAAGGAGTCCCTTAATAAACTTAATGTACATGTGCTAACAGAAGACGACTATAAAAATCCAGAGAGAGTGATAAAAAATAATGCTCTGGGAAGTGATTTACCACGTTCACTATTAGCTCAATACATCAGCCTCCTACACACAATGGAGAAATTTAATTCTTTTGTTCATTGTCCATTAATAATCGACTCTCCTTTGCAACAAGAGCAAGACGAACAAAATGCAGGTGCAATATTTAACTTTATTTTCTCAGGTATGTTGAGTGAACAACAGCTAATACTCGGAACACTGCGTTACGAAGGCAAGGAAATTAACGACGAAATAAATGTTATCGAATTTAAAACCAAGTACGGCTTATTAGATTCAGAACAATATAAGGAAGTATACGCTGAAGTTGCGCCTCTCCACGAAGTAACATTGTCAGTCCCAGAATAGAATCATGACCCTAGATATCAGCATCCAGCAGGACTTACAGAAGCTTCAGCGTGATCTCTCTGTGTTGGAACATCGGGCTGCGCCGAAGGCTACGGTTCGTACTCTCAACACGTTGGCGGAGCGGAGCAAGACTGCCAGTTCTAAAAATATCTCGAAGGATTTGGGCAGTCGTCAGGCTGGTGTGAAGCGGCGTATTACTACTCGCAAGGCTACGTTCAAGCAGCTCTGGGCAACGCTGGTGGCACATGGTCGTGGGCTGCAGATGATTGAGTTTGTGGTGGGATCGAAGAAGCCGACTCAGCAGGCTGGTGGTAAGCGTGGGCTGGTGCGGACGAATATTTTTGGGCAGAGGAAGAGTTATAAGCAAGCCTTCATTGCACCTCGGCGTTCTGGTGATAGCAAGACTGCGGTTTATGTCCGCAAGGGCAAGGCTCGCAGCCCTGTTCGTATGATGTTCGGCCCGGGGATTGAGGCGTTATTCAAGGCTCAGAAGAATGATCAGATCATGCAGAAGGTGGTGCGTGATCGCTTCGCCAAAGAGTTCGCTCGCAATCTCAGCTTCTATGTGAAGCGGATGTTTCGTCGCTAATTTTGCCCGCCGATGCGAAGGTACTCTTCGGGGGTGTGCCTTACGGGTACAGGGCTAGCCCGGGGTTTTCCTAGCTACAAAACAAAATGGCTCATTTCGTTTTTGTTTTGAAATTTCTAACATTAATTCAAAGGTTTATGAAATGGATATAAAGAATGTGTTGATTGACGCAGTGATTCCCTATGCTCGCAATCCTAGGGTCAATAAGGAGGCTGTGAGTAAGGTTGCTGGATCGATTAAGGAGTATGGGTTTCGTCAGCCGATAGTTGTTGATGAGCGGATGGTTATTATTGCTGGGCACACTCGTTTGTTGGCTGCCCAGCAGCTGGGCTTACAGGAAGTTCCTGTTCATATTGCCACTGGCTTGAGTGATGTGCAAATCAAGGCTTATCGGCTGGCTGATAATAAAACTGCGGAATTTGCCGAATGGGATGAAGAATTGCTGGCTCTGGAGTTGGAAGAGCTGCAGAAGCAAGGTGTTGATTTGGATCTAACTGCTTTTGATTCTATCGATATTGATCGCCTGCTGGCTACGCTTGAAGATGATGATATGGTATCGGCAGAGGAATTTGTGCCAGAAGTTCTGGGTGACCCTATCACCAAAACTGGTGACATCTGGCAGCTTGGCAATCACCGCCTGCTTTGTGGAGATGCTACGGATTCCGCCTGTTATAGCAAATTGCTGGGTGATGAATCGGTGGATATGGTTTTTACCGACCCTCCATACAATGTAGATTACCAAGGCTCTGCTGGTAAAATTGCCAATGATGCGATGAGTGATGCGGACTTTCTCTATTTTCTGCAGAAGGCGTTTTGTTGCATGCATAATGTGTTGGCTGCAGGTGCTGCTTTTTATGTCTGTTACGGTGATAAGGAGGCGATAAATTTCCGCTCGGCTCTGGAGTATGCGAAGTTCAAGATTTCATCTTGCGTGATTTGGAAAAAGAATCAGTTTGTGCTGGGACGGCTGGATTATCAGCAGATGCACGAGCCGATTTTATACGGTTGGAAAACTGGTAAATCTCATAGTTGGTATGCTGGCAGAACCAAGAAAAGCGTTGTGGAGGTTGGTAGTGCTATTCCGATTGAAGAAATTGAGAAGGATAAATATCAGCTAACTATTGATGATAAAATATACTTGCTTTCAGGCAAGAATATCAAGATTGAAGAAGTCGCTTTATCGGTGGTGAGGATTGACAAACCGCTGAGTAATAAACTTCATCCAACTATGAAACCTGTTGCCCTGATTGAGCATTTCCTAACCAATTCCAGCAAGCGAGCCAATATAGTTCTTGATCCGTTCGGTGGTTCCGGCTCAACCTTAATCGCCTGCGAAAAGCTCGGACGCTCCGCTCGGTTGCTAGAGCTAGAGCCTAAATTCTGCGATGTGATTGTGAAACGGTGGGAGGAATTCTCAGGGCAAACAGCAAAACTCCTAAATCCTGATAAATAGGACAAGACATGGCTTCAACATTACTTCCTGTCGCAACTATCGCTGCGATTCTGAATCTGACCACAACTCGGGTTCAGCAGCTGGCAAAAGATGGCGTTATTCCAAAAGCATCGCATGGACAATATGAGCTAATTGCGAGCGTAACTAGCTATATCCGCTATCTGCAGGAGCGAGTGCCTGGTGGCGGTGGTAGTAAAATGTCCGCCGATATAAATGACGAGCGTGCGAGATTACTCAAAGCTCAGGCTGATATGGCGGAGATTGAGTTGGCGGAAAAGTCTGGGGCTTTGGTGGCGGTTGAGCGGGTGGAATCTGATTGGATTCAGGTTTTGTCAGCATGTCGTGCGAAGCTGCTGGGGCTTCCTACAAAATCGGCTCATCAAATTGTAAATTTAGTGGAGATATATGACGTTGAAAAGTTCCTGAAACAAGCAATCCACGAGGCATTGGAGGAATTGGCAGCATATGAAATCACCGTTGAAGACATATCTGCAGATGACCCAAGCACTGATGAAAGTGCTAGCTCCACCGCCGAATCTGACGGTGAGCCAGTGGTCGGATAAATATCGTAGATTAAGCCCTGAAGCGAGCGCCGAACCGGGGAGTTGGAAAACTGCACGGGCAGAATATCAGCGCGGAATGATGGATGCTGTTAATGAGGATGGTGTGTCCGAGGTGGTATTTATGACCAGCTCGCAGATTGGCAAGACGGAGATTTTGAATAATATTCTGGCGTATTTTACGCATCAAGACCCCTCGCCGATGCTACTGATTCAGCCGACTTTGGATATGGCAGAAACTTGGAGCAAGGATCGCCTAGCCCCGATGATTCGGGATACGCCTGAGCTTTATAATTTGTTTGGCGATCCAAAAAGTCGCAATAGTAATAACACATTGCTGCACAAGAAATTTACTGGTGGCCACATCACGATGGCTGGTGCGAACAGCCCCGCATCACTTGCGAGCCGTCCGATTCGGATTGTGCTGTTGGATGAGGAGGATCGCTATCCGCACTCGGCTGGCACGGAGGGTGATCCTGGTTCGTTGGCTTATAAGCGAACTACGACATTTTGGAATCGGTTGCTGGTGACCGCATCTACACCCACAATTGAGGGTGAAAGCAAGATTGAAGCTCGTTATGAACAGAGTGACAAACGTAAATATTTCGTGCCATGCCCGCAGTGCGGAACATTTCAGGTGCTTAGCTGGGGCAGGATTAAGTTTGATAAGGAGAATGTCGATAGCACCTATTATGAATGTGAGCATTGCAAAGCCAAACTGCGTGAGAGCGATAAAATTTGGATGATCAGCCAAGGAGAATGGCGAGCTGAAGCCGAACTTGATGGTATCGCAGGATTTCATATTTCAGAGCTTTATTCGCCGTGGGTTAAATGGTCGGAGATTGTGGCTAACTTCCTAAAAGCTAAGCGATTGCCTGAAACGCTGAAGGTTTGGGTAAATACTTCGCTCGGTGAAACTTGGAAGGAAGCAACGGAAGGAATCGACCCGACAGGTTTGCTAAAACGTAAGGAAAACTGGGGCAGAATCGCACCAGAAGGCGTGATGGTGGTGACGGCTGGCGTTGATGTTCAGGACGATCGTTTGGAGGCAGAAATCATCGGCTGGGGCTTAGGTCAGGAAAGCTGGTCGTTGCAATATCACGTTATACATGGCGATCCTGCGCAAGATAAAGTCTGGAATGATCTTGATAAAATGCTCGGTCAGACAATAAAAACTAGCGATGATCGTGTGCTTTCGGTTGGTGCTGCATGCGTTGATACTGGCGGGCATCACACGCAGAAAGTTTACGAATATTGCAAAGCTCGTGAGCATAATCGCATCTTTGCGATTAAGGGTGCATCGGCGATTGGAAAACCGCTGGTGAGCAAGTTTAGTAAGTCAAATAAGTTACGAGTGAAGCTGTTCTCGCTCGGTACTGATACTGCAAAACAGATGATTTATTCGAGGTTGAAAATCCATCAGCCTGGTGCTGGTTATTGCCATTTTCCATCTGATTACCCAGAGGAATATTTCAGGCAATTAACGGCAGAGAGGATTCAGACAAAATTTGTAAATGGTCACCCTGTTCGTGTGTGGGTTCTAAAAAAGGGCAAGCGAAATGAAGCGTTAGATTGCCGAGTTTATGGCTTAGCAGCGTTGCATATTCTGAATCCTAACCTTGATGCTTTAGCTCAGGAGCAGGAACGAGAACGATTGCAAGCCCAAGAAACACAACAACAAACCAGCCAAAAATCCAGTAATTGGATGGGCTATGACGATTGGAATTTTAACTAGGGCTAAATTATGAAAGAAAAACTCACCGTGCTGGATTTATTCTCAGGCATAGGTGGGTTTTCTCTTGGGCTGGATCGAGCAGGATTCCGCACTATTGCCTTTTGCGAGATTGAGCCATTTTGCCAGAAGGTGCTGCATAAGCATTGGCCCGATATTCCAATTGCAACGGATATCAGAAAACTAAGCTACGAGGTTGGGAAATTATACGATGCAGGACGACTTATTTACGAAGGGCGAATCGATCTCATATGCGGTGGATTCCCCTGCCAGCCATTTTCAGTCGCAGGACGGAAGAAAGGAACGCAAGATCACCGCGACCTCTGGCCGCAAATGTTTCGACTTATACAGCAAATCCAGCCCGCTTGGATCATTGGTGAAAACGTTGCTAACTTCGTTAATCTGGCATTCTCACGCACGAAAATTGACTTGGAAAGTCAAGGCTACGCCGTGCAACCATTTATTATTCCAGCTTGCGCCGTCGGAGCGCCCCATCGAAGAGACAGAGTGTGGATTATTGCCAACTCCTCGAGCGTGCGATGTGATCGGCGGCGACAAGGCAGCGACAGTGAGCTACGAGAACAATCGCTTTGTCAGGACCAGCAGGAAAACCGGCACAAAATTCGGAGCAAAACTACCTCAAGCAATGAATTGTGCAGCCCTGCTCCCAACCCCGATGGCGAGCGATGCCAAACAGGGAGCGATAATCGGCAAGAACGACAAGTTTTACATAACAAGCACAGGAATGCCGAGGAAAATCAATGCTCAAGGAACGGTCGGAAGCGTGGGACTAGCTCGGCTGGCGAGGTTACTTCCTACCATGACAGCCAACGAACACAAGGGTTCGGGGCGGAGTCGATACATCGGGAGCAAGGATTTTCGTGGTGCAAAGATGTCCGAAGGGTTACGGACTACTTCGACCGATCCGATATACCTAAACCCCTCATTTGCCGAGAAGATCATGGGTTTTCCGCAAGGGTGGACAGACTTAAATCCCTCGGAAATGCAGTAGTACCGCAGATTCCAGAAATTATCGGACAAGCAATTATTAAATCAATAGAGGTAAAGAAATGAGCATAACAACAACTACAGCGCAAACTGCACTGGACGCTTGGATTTCAGCGGATTTAGCCGTTGCCAAAGGGCAGAGTTATTCGATGAATGGGCGCAGCCTCACCATGTCTAACGCAAAGGAAATTAGGGAGCAGATTCAGTATTGGGAGCGGAGGTTGGCAACGCTGCAATCAGCAAACCAAAACCAACAAGCAGCATTAGCGGATTTTTCAGATGTCTAATTTATTTGACAAGACCATAGAGTTTTTCTCGCCAGAATCAGCATTGCGCAGAGATACTGCTCGCAAAATCTTAGAGTCACAACGAGCCTATGAAGCAGCACAACCCTCCCGCCTGCGAAAGAAGAAAACCGATAGCGGATCAGGTGATGCAATTGTTGAGCGAGCTGGTGAAAGCCTCCGCCTGCAAGCTCGCTATATGGATGAGAATCACGATCTAGCAAGAGGTGTTCTTAATGTGCTGGTCAATAATGTGATCGGGCGTGGAATCACCGTTGAACCTCAAGTAAAAACCGCTGATGGTGAATTGGCAAAACCGATAAATGACCAGCTGCAGGAGCTTTGGGAGGAATGGGTGCGATTTCCAGAAGTAACTTGGGAGCATCACTGGAATCATATGTTGCGCTTGCTTGTGAGATGCTGGTTTCGGGATGGTGAGGTGCTTTTGAAACATATTGAAGGTACGAGCAAGTCCATAAATCATGGAACATTAGTGCCATATTCGCTGGAGTTGATCGAGGCGGATTATTTGCCGTTTGATCTAAATGATCAGAAAAAACGTATCATTCACGGTGTAGAAAAAGACGCTTGGCGGAAGCCAAAAGCCTATTATTTGCACAAGGAACATCCTGGTGATTCGCATGTTTTAATCACTAGAAAAGACACGGTGCGATATGCATCTAAGCGAATTATCCATCTTAAAATTGCTGATAGAATTGGGCAAACTCGTGGTGTTTCTATATTTGCCAGCGTTCTAACTCGCTTGGAAGATGTGAAGGATTACGAACTTTCTGAGCGGATGGCAGCAAAAGTTGCAGCCTCAATTTGCGCATATATCCGCAAGAATATTGATGCTCCGCTTAGTGGTGCGAATGTTGATGATGCTGGCAATCGCTTAATGAGCATGAAGCCTGGGATGATATTTGACAATCTGCTTCCTGGTGAAGAAGTTGGCATGATCGATAGCAACCGCCCCAACACAATGCTGGAACAGTTCAGAAACTCGCAACTTCGAGCCGTTGCAGCAGGAACTTGCACCAGTTTTTCCAGCATATCCAAAGATTACAACGGCACATATTCCGCACAAAGGCAGGAGCTGGTGGAGCAATCTGTCCATTATGCAGTGCTGCGAGATTATTTTATTGAACGCTGCGTCCGCCCGATTTGGGAGCGATTTGTTGAGATGGCGGTGCTCTCTGGGCAATTGAAGATTCCAGAAAATAGCATCAACCAACGCACCCTCAAAAAGGCAAGTTTCCAAGGACCAACCATGCCGTGGATTGACCCGAAGAAAGAAGGTGAAGCGGAAATGATTGCCGTTGGTGCTGGGTTCAAAACCAGAGCGCAGGTGATTCGTGAACGTGGTGGAAATCCACAGGATGTTTTTGAGCAAATCAAGCAGGAAAAACAGCAAGAAAAAGAAGCTGGAATTACCTTCAATACAAGTAACCAAAAACCAAAGGAGCAGAACGATGCCAAAGAAAACAACACAGACGAAAAACCAGAATCAAACGAATCAGGAACTACTGACGAGGACGATTAATTTCACTAGAGAATCCATAATTGATGAAGAGAGTCGCCTAGTGCGGCTTTCTTTTTCCTCTGAAGAACCTGTTGCGAGAAACAGTTTTTTCAGCGAGCCATGGGTGGAGGTTTTAGGGCATGAGCGATCGGAGGCTGACTTGGAACGCCTCAATAATTCTGCACCTCTGCTTTATAACCATGATCGTTCTCATCGTGACAATCATATCGGAGTTGTAGAGCGTGCATGGCTAGAAAATGGTCGTGGTCATGCAGAAGTTCGCTTGAGTAAACGCTCGGAGGTTGAAGGAATATGGCAGGATGTTCGTGATGGAATCTTGCGCAATGTTTCTGTTTCTTATCGTATCAATGAGCGAGAGATATCCGAAGAAAACAAGGAAATGCCCGATACATATCGTGTCACCAGTTGGACTCCAATGGAGATATCGCTGGTGGATATTCCTGCAGATGCGACTGTTGGGATCGGTCGCTCGGATGAAATTACCCCACCACCTAACCAAAACCTTAAACCAAACAAAGAGGAAAGAACTATGCCTAAAAAACTAGAAAACACAGCACTAGAAGTCGATATCGATGCGGTGCGTAGCGAAGGAGCTAAGCAGGCTCTGGAGCTGGAACAAAAACGCCGCACTGAAATTCGTGGTATTTTTGATGATCATTCTGAGCATGTAGAAGTGCGGGATAAATGCCTTGATGATTTTTATGTAACCATCGATCAGGCTCGTAAACTTCTGCTAGATTCAATAGGAAAGCAGGAGCAGCCAGCCGCAACTTCTATGCGTGTTGAGATGGGGGATTCGGAGTCTGATAAATTCTCTCGTGCTGCTGGTGATGCGATCGCATTTAGATCTGGTATCGCCGATAAAGATGCAAAATCCAGCGAATTATATGGTTATACACTCTTAGAAATGGCTCGTAAATCTTTAGAATTGCGTAATGTTAATACCAACTTTATGGATAAGAGGGAATTGGTCGGTCGTGCATTTACTCATAGCTCAAGCGATTTTGGTGCAATACTAGCTAATGTTGCAAATAAAGCAGTGCTAAAAGGTTATGAAGAAGCACCTGAAGTATTTGATAAATTCACTAGAAAAGGTGTGGTATCAGACTTCAAAACTCATGATAGAGTTGGGCTTAGCGAGTTTGGTCAGCTGGACGAAATTCCAGAAAGCGGAGAATTTAAGCATGGAACCATCGGAGAACGCTCCGAAACCATTAAACTGGCAACCTATGGCAAGCTGTTTTCTATCACTCGTCAAGCAATTATTAATGATGACCTTTCAGCATTTACCGAAATTCCTCGTAAGATGGGTAGAGCTGCAGCTCGTACAGTTGGTGATCTCGTATTTAGCATTATCACCGCCAACCCGACAATGTCTGATGGGACGGCACTTTTTCACGCAAATCACAGTAATCTGGCAGGCTCAGGAGCTGCTCCATCTGCAGCGACTGTCGGAGCTGGACGCACAAAAATGCGAACGCAGAAAGATGGCGTTGCAACGTTGAATATCAGTCCTTCATTTTTCTTGGTCCCTGCAGCTTTGGAGGATACAGCAAAAATATTGATGATGTCTGAAACCGATCCTGCCCAAGCAAATTCTCGCAAGCCAAACCCTGTGCGAAATGCTGCTGAAGTTATTGTCGATGCAAGGTTGGATACGGCTTCAACTACATCTTGGTATTTGTTGGCTGACCCTAATCGCTTCGATACAATTGAGGTGGGATATCTTGATGGAGTTGCAGCGCCATTCTTAGATCAGCAGGATGGCTGGAACATTGATGGCGTGGAATATAAAGTCCGCATTGATGCCGCAGCTGCACCACTTGAATTCCGTACCATGTATAAAAACGGTGGGTAATAAAAATTCTAATCAACTAATTAATAAGGAGAAAAACTATGGCTACAAATTATATACAAGAGGGAAAGAGCCTCAATTATACACCTTCTGGCTCGTCTTTGAGTTCAGGTGATTTCGTTGTAATCGGTATTATCGGAGCAATCGCAAAAACTGATATAGCCGATGGAAAAACTGGCGCGGTGCATGTCACTGGTGTGTTCAGCGTGGTGAAAGCGACTGGTGCTGTGACGCAGGGTGCGAAGCTTTATTGGGATGGGACTGCCAATAAATTGACCACTACTGCAACCGCAAACACGCTCGTTGGAATCGCAGCAGCGGCAGCAGCTTCAGGTGATGCAAATGTCAATATCCTACTGAATGTCGGCTTATGACTTTCATTAATGACATGCAGGAGCGTGATTTATCGCTTCTGCAAACCCTTGATGGGCGAGCGATTACCTATACTCCAAGTGGTGGTATCGCTCGCTCTATCGCTGGCATGTTGCAGGAATTTACCGAAATTGTGAATAGCGGAAGTGTGGATGTGATGACAACGCATCCTGTGCTTTCGGTTCGCTCAGGTGACATTCCTGAAATAGCCACTGGTGATGCGATTACGGTTGCTGGTGTAAATTATAAAGTCATCAATATCCGCCCTGATAATGAAGGAATCATCGAACTTATATTGGAGAAATTATGACACATGCACGTACACAAATCCGCAATGCTGTTACGGCGTTGCTGCTGAATAATACCTCGGCTGGAAGCAAGGTTTATGAGTCGAGGATTTATCCGCTGGATGACCCAAAACTCCCTGCAATTCTGATTTATACAAAGCAGGAATCAGTGGGCGATCAGATGTCGATGTCAAAGCCTCGCACTCAGCATCGGGAGCTTCAGCTAACAATTGAAGTCTACGTTAAAGCTAACTCAAATATAGATGAAACGGCGGATGGCCTTGCATTGGAGGTAGAGCAGATAATTGGCAATGATCCAACCCCTGGTGGGCTGGTAAAAGATAGCATACTTAGCACCACAGAAATTCAATATTCCGATGAAGGCGAAAAGCCCATTGCGGTGATTACGCTCACATTCGCCGTATTATATGCGGTCAAAGAAAACACCCCACAAACATTAATCTAACCAACTTATGGAGAACTATCATGGCAACTCACGCTGGCAGCGAGGGGAAAGTCTTTGCAGGCTCAAACCAAATCGCAGAAATAAAATCATGGTCAATGGAGATCAGTTCCGACACCGTTGACGTATCAATAATCGGCACATCTTGGCGAAAAAACCAAGCCACTATCAAGAGTTTCTCGGGCAGTTTTGACGGCTTTTGGGATGAAACAGACACGCTCGGGCAAGGCTCGCTTTCCGCAGGTGCGACCGTCACGTTAAATTTATATCCCGAGGGAAATGTTAGCGGCGATACTTATTGGAGCGGTGACGTAATTATAACCAGTATTTCCTACAACGCATCGTTTGATGGCTTGGTGGAAGCCAGTTTTAGCTTCACTGGCACAGGTGCATTAACCGAATCAACCGTAATCTAAGGATAAAATTATGAGCATTATTAATCAAGTTACCAAACATTACGCAAGCCAAGAACTGCTGATTATCCATGTTCCTGAATGGGATACGGAGATTCATGTCCTGCCAATGACGATGGCAGAGGTGAATATGATGCAGAAGATTGCCTCTAAAAAAGCTACAAATATAGAACAGGCTGCCAATATTATTATCGTTAAATCTCGGGATAAGGACGGTAAACGGCTATTTTCTCTGACCGATCGTGACAAACTATTGCAGGAGGCAGATTACAAAGTCGTCAGCAGAATTGCCGAGAAAATTGAAGCCAGATTCTTCGGAGATATTGCGACAACCGCGGGAAACTCCGAAGCGATCACTTCCGCAGAAACCAGCTAGCACTAGCGGTAAGACTAGGTCGCCCACTTACAGAAATCGAATCCATGGACACAAGACAGTTTATGGAATGGCTAGCATTTTTTGAATTACAGGTAAAATAATGGGCTTTTCAGAAGCAAAATTCACCATCAGAGCGGTTAATAAGACCCAAAAAGCCTTCTCCCAGATTAATAAGGGCGTTGATAATATGGATCGGCGCTTTAGCAAGATGGGGCGTGGTTTGAATCGTATTGGTGGGCTGATGGCAACAGCGTTTGTCGGTAAGCAAATTACTGATACAATCACCAAATTTGAGAAGCTGGAGGCATCGCTCCGTACCATTACTGGTTCTGCTGACAACGCCGCGGTGGCGTTTGGTTTTATCCAAGAATTTGCAGCAACTACGCCATTTCAGTTGGAGGAAGTAACCGCTGCATTTATCAAGCTAAAAGCCCTTGGCCTGACTCCTTCTGCAGAGGCGCTTACTTCCTATGGTAATACCGCAACTGCGATGGGGAAATCACTTAATCAGATGATTGAAGCCGTTGCTGATGCAGCCACTGGCGAGTTTGAGAGGCTGAAAGAATTCGGCATAAAATCCAAATCTCAAGGCGATCAGGTTACCTTCACATTTCAGGGAATTAAAACCACTGTTGGCAAAAATGCAGAAGAAATTGAGGCGTTCCTAAAATCTATTGGTGATGTACAGTTTGCTGGTGCGATGGAGGAACAAGCTGACACATTAAATGTCGCATTATCCAACATGGGTGATGGCTTCTCAAAACTTGTTAAAGCCATAGGTGACGCTGGTTTGACAGCAATGTTAACAGGAATTGCCAACGCAGTGAAGTGGCTTGCAGAACAGATAACAGCCTCAATTGATCCGCTTGGGTTGGCGTTTAAAGCCTTAATTGCGGAGGTGGTAAAATTCGGTAATTTATTCATCGCCGTATTTGATGGGGTCGGTAGATCATTCGCTGCATTCGGTGACACAATCTCCGCTAGATTGGAGGCTCTGGGCAAGGATTTAGCAGCTTTCATTGAAGATCCTCTAGGCGGTGTATCCTTTGAAAATACCAAGGCAGTGCTGGAAACTGGCCTGCTTGATGCGATGAGTAATGCCTTTGACAAAGCACTGGCTGAGGCTCGAAAGTTTAACTCTGCAATTGATGCAGAAATAGGTGCAGCAGCCGATAAAATTGTACAGGCTAATTCTAGCAAAGCTGGTGCATTGGCAGACTTGTTCAAGAAGCCATCAGCTGGAGGTCAAGGACAACCCTCAAAAACCGATGATGCCAATAACAAACTAAAGAATGAATCTAAGAAAACTACTGATCAAATAGACAAGGATTTTGAACGGCTGGGAGAGTCTATCGAAGGTCGGTTGGTCGACTCACTTGATATCGTTGGTGGTAAATTTAACGGTTTTGGCGATCTAGCAAAAAACATCCTTTCCGATGTCAATAAAATGCTACTCAAATCCGCTATGAAAGATTTAGGCATTGGTGGTGAAGGTGGCTTGCTCGGTGGCTTAATGAGTTCTATCGGAGGTTTCTTCGGTGGCAAAGGTGGTGGTTCTGCTGGCGGATTCGGCGGGATAATATCAGGAATAACTTCTGCATTTGGCGGGTTCTTCGCCGATGGAGGAACTCTAAAAGCTGGGCAATTTGGTGTGGTCGGAGAGCGTGGCCCCGAGCTGGCTTTCGCAGGCAATCGACCACTAAATATCACACCAAACGGATCAGCACCAGTAACGGTAAATATGAATATTCAAACGCCAGATGTACAGGGATTCCGCCAGTCACAAAGTCAAATATCGGCTGATATGGCTCGTGCAATTGAACGTGGCAGGAGGAATTTATGAAGTAGAAATATGTTTCCAAATATCTGAATCTAATTTCATTGTATCTGAAATAGACTTAATTCGCTCTAAAACAGAAGGCTTTATGGATATATTTTCTTCGCAAAGCACATCACACAATAATTCTAGTGCAATACCATATTCACCGTGATCCTCTATATATTCCCTTGCTTCAATGTAAATTCCCTTGGGAATAGTGGCCTGAAGAGAGAATAACAAATCCAGTAAGTTTTTTTCTAATTTTTTATAATTATACATGAGTTAAATAATAACATGAGCTTTGAAGAAATACAATTCCCAACCGATATTAGCTACGGTGCAAATGGTGTGATGAAAATCTCCGCTATTGCCGAGGATATAAGCTCTTATGATTTTTACACACCAGCAGGAGAAACGTCTAAAAACCTTACTCCACCAGTGCTTGTACCAGATACGATTACGCAATTTATTGACGCTCCACCTTTGCCAACAGATACGGTGCAGAATCAAGGTTTGTTACGAATTGGTGTAGCAGCTGATGGTGCAAATTGGAATGGTGCTGCAATATATCGCTCTGATGATGGTGGCGAAGCTGGTGGCAATACATTCAACGTGTTGGCTGGTCTTGATGGTGCGGCCACGTTTGGCACTATCATCACCAATCTGCCAGATGGTTCGTTTGAAAGCTGGGATTTAGTCAATGAGGTTGAGGTTATTTTAACCTCTGGAAGTTTGGCGAGCGTCAGCGAATTAGCAGTGCTAAATGGTGCAAATGCAGCTCTAATAGGATCAGAGTTGGTGCAATTTGAGAATGCCGTATTAATTGGCGAAAGTACCTACAAACTCACCAAATTATTACGTGGCAGGCAAGGAACAGAATGGGCAATCGTTAGTCACGTTGCTGGCGACCGCTTTGTGCTAATTACGCCTGTGCTTTATGCCACGGCAATCGCCAATAATCTGATTGGTCGTGAGTTGTTCTATAAAACCGTCAGCGTTGGAAATTCGCTGGGCAATACAAGTGAGACCAGCTTCACCTATCTTGGTAATAACCTGAAACCCTTCTCTCCAGTGCATGTGAGTGGAAGCCGTGACGGTTCAGCAAATCTCACCATAAATTGGATACGCAGATCTCGCGTTGATGGTGAATGGCGCGATGGCGTTGGTATTCCGCTCGGTGAAGAATCAGAGCTTTACGAGGTGGATATTTTGAATGGCAGCAATGTAGTGCGAACAATCGAAATAACTTCACCAACTGCCACGTATTCCGCTGCAGATCAAGTGGTGGATTTTGGCTCTGCACAATCCAGCATCGATATAGAAATCTATCAATTATCCGCCGTAGTTGGACGTGGTTATCCAGCAGCAGCAACAATTTAGAGGAACTTATGAGCAATACATCAAGATTAAATCTACCCTATATTTTACAATCGCAATCGCAGAAAGAAGTCACGCATAATGATTCGCTAAATCGGCTGGATGCGTTTGTGACTCCTGTTGTTGGGGAGGTTGCCGATACTCCTCCAAGCAGTCCTGCGGTGGGTGATTTGGTGATTGTTGGCACAAGCCCGACTGGCGCATTTGCTGGTCAGAATAATAATATCGCGCAATATCAAACTGGTGGCTGGCTGTTTTATACGCCATTCAAATGGATGGATGCGGTGGTGGAATCGCTGGATTCTCGCATGGCTTATGATGGCTCAAGCTGGGTGCAGTTCGGGCTGATTATGAAGGACACTGGCGAATATTTGCGGGTGGAACATTGGCAAGAGGATATCACAGTTAGTGGTGCAAATATCGATACAACGCTGGTTTTGCCTGATCGAAGTTCAGTTATGGCGGTAAATGTTCGAGTGCTGACTGCAATAACAGGAGCAACATCATTCAGCGTTGGAATCTCTGGTGACACTGCAAGATATGGCTCTGGAATTGGTGCTGGCCAAGATTCTACGAATATCGGCATGACCTATAATCCCATCACCTATTACTCAAACACGCCGATAAAACTCACCTCATCGGGAGGGAATTTCACCGCTGGAATCGTGCGAGTAACCGCCCAATATTTTAAACCTCATGGCCCATGGAGTTGGTAAAATGGCGAATGCATATCACTATATGAATAGTTTTGATGATAGTCTGGCAGCGGAATTTCAAGGAATATTATCGCAAGGATTTGACCCTCGGCATGTGCCTAATTTGAAGCTATGGCTGGAAGCATCCAACCTTGCCAGCATCATCAAAGATGGTAGCGGAAAGGTTAGTAAATGGCTAGATAAATCTGGGCTGAATAATCATGCAACACAGGCTGATATTGCCAAGCAACCAACTTATGTAAGTAGCGGAATCAACGGCAAACCAGCTCTACAAAGTGATGGTAATAATCGTATATTAAACTTCTCGCATCCAATTACGGTCGGCGACCCATTCACCATATTTATAGTTCTAAAGGCAGATATTATCACCCCCGACCCAACAACTGGAAGTGCTTTAAATGCTGCGATGTCGTTTGGTGATGCGACAAGTGGGGAGTCTGTTTTTGCCATCAGGCAGACCAGAACTGCACCAGATTCTCTGCGATCAACCGCCTATAATGGCGGTGCAATTTTCAATAGTGGCAACGATAATGCCGTGCTTTCAACCACACTTTATAACGGCACAAATGTTGAAACGTACAAAAATGGCTCGCTGATTGATAGCGATATCGCCGATTCTACAGGAATGTTGCTCACAGGTGGCTATCTCTTCAATGATGACACAAGCGGTCAGCGCTCATTCCTCGGATGGATCAGTGATGTGCTGATTTATGCGGGTGCATTGAGCGATGAACAACGCAGCCAAGTCGAGCAATTTCTAATCCAAAAACAGGCAATATTATGACAGATGATGAACTCAAAAAGACCGTGCGCTGCGCCGTGCGCGAAGGCATCGATGATGCACTAACTCGCTACGGAATCGACACCGAAGACCCCACCGCAATGCAGGCGGACATGGTCTATTTACGCAAGTCACGCCAAGGCTCGGATGAAGTGCTGAAATGGGTAAAACGCTCGACAATCACAGTCGCAATTTCAGGCATGTTGGTGGCGATTTGGCAGGGCATAAAACAACTTATAAACGGAGGATAATATGACAACTTTACTCGCAACTTTGCTGGGATTCGTAAGTTCGGCATTTCCAGATTTGCTAAAAATATGGCGTGATTCCGCCGACCGCAAGCATGAATTGGCAATCCTGCAATTGCAAATGCAACAACAGGAAAAAGGGCATATCAACCGTTTGGAAGAAATAAACGTGCAAGCCGATATCGCCGAAAGCAGAGCATTATACAAAACCTACAGCACTGGAATTTCATGGGTAGACGCACTAAACGGCACTGTCCGCCCAGTTTTAGCATACGCATTTTTCCTACTCTACACCTCAGTAAAATGGGCACAGATCAGCATGCTTCTCGACACTACAACTCTGCAACAAGCCATCCCGCTAGTCTGGCAAATGGAAGACCAAGCCATCTTCGCAGGCATCATCAGCTTCTATTTCGGACAACGTGCAATGAGTAAGTTGAGAAGTGGGCGTTAGGGATTGATTACTCGATGCATATCCAAAATAGGTGGCGTAGTCTTGGTTTGCGTTAGCATAGCATGTACTTGACC